AGGTATTCGCACCAACTATTCCACAGATATTCAGTACCGTATCCGTGGCAAAGTTCTACGTAAGCTGCAATCTTTTCAGTAACTTTGGCAGGATTCTTCAAGGTTTTTGGCAGCTTTAAAACATTTTCATTGAGACCATATAGCTTTATATTATGTACATCCATACAACCTACAAGACCTACACATAATTGACACATGAAGCCTGCTTTGGGTAAGCCAAGCCCCGGCACTCTCAAGAATACTCGCATCAGTGATACGGCTTTATCTTTATCTGACTTATTTGAATTTAAAACAGCCATCATCTGACCATATATCTTGTGCTTATGCGTCATAATGTAGCTATAGGTATCAGACTTAAAGCCCCACAGAAACTTTGACTCTAGTTTATTGGCTCGTACATCCAGTAAAGCTAACCCCACGCCTAACCAGTTTTGCTGTATTGACAAGACCACCATCAAGCATACCCAAGCCATATTGTCAGCGGATCTCTGAGCATATGCTTGTACTTTAGTTGCGTGTTCTTTGTACATTATAGTACCTCTACATTTAATTCAGTTTCAATCCAGACCTTAGCTCCACAGCTTAAAGGTTTGTCAGGTCGGTAAACTAATTTTGCTACTACGTTTCCCTCCGCATCTTTGATAATTGCTTCGTTACACTTGCGATTCTGTTTGTAATCTTTGACAGTTAGTACGGGTAAATCTGCTCCTTTGTTGTTGGCTTTGATGTTGTGTTGATTGACATGCAGCAAAGTTTTCATGGCGCTCCTTTCAGTTGACGGTTGACACTATAGCAGCCGTTGATATCGCTTGTCAAGGCTCCTTCATGCTGCTGTAGCTTCAGTTTTATTTAACTCAAGAGATTTAATCTTTTCCGCTAGGCTGCTGATTACAGCCAAGTTGTCCTCAATAATAGCTTCATTAATTAAAGACATCTTTTTACGGAGACTGTTTATATCTTCTAGATCTTTAATAAGACCATCCTTCAGGGAAATTGTATCTTCCCTGATGCTATTTAACTCTTTGAGTTCTGCAATAACCCCATCTTGTAGGGAAATTGTAGCTAGTAAATGTTCAACATCCTCTTTTGAAAAATCTTCTACATTAATATCATTCATTACTCTTCACCTCCAAACATATCATCCCATTCCTGTGGGGTAATTCCTGTCTTGATAAACTCACGCTCATCCGCAGTTAGATTAGGCATGGCATATTGAATTAACACACCCTCAACTTCCCAATCGTAAATTTGAGAGCATGTAACATCTATCTCCATTGAGTTTAGCTTGTTGCTTATTGGTGACACTTTGTGTATTAACATTTTCTTTTTCTCCAAATTGTTTAAAGTGGACAGAAACGACCACGCGGCACAGAATGACCACACTTTTCACACTTGAATACATCTATTAGTCTTACTTTTTTACTAGCATAAATACCTTCACCACGTTGCCACCGTGAAGGATTGATTGTCCGTCCGTTTGTTGCTAAGTTTTGTAGAGCTTTACCATTTTTTAAAACGTGCTCACATTTCATAGATTATTCCTCACCCTCATATATATCAATTAAAAATGGCTCAATAACAAAATTTTTAAAACCGCCGTTGTCGGCAATAAAATCTTTGACTAAACTAACAGGTACATAAGCATAAATATCAGAAGGTAACTGCTGATCATCCGCATAAAGCAGCCAAGATGGTGGCGGTTTAACTTCCTTCTCTTCCTGATCTAATATAAAGCCTACTTCTACACTCTCGTAGTCTTCCCAATGTTCTAGATCATCTGTTTGAGGTTCGCAATAGTGAAAAGCACTGGCCTGTATACTTAAAGTAACGCCATTTTTTAACATTATCCTATGGTTTAGCTCTTTCATTTTAAAATTCATAAACTATTCCTTACTTATTATTTAAAACAACACAACAAAACCCACATTATTAATATGGGCAGTGTTGTATAGTCTTAATTTATCTCCATCTCCTTTTCTTTTTACTGGTTTGGCATAATAATAATAGCGTAGGCACCATGCCCATGACTATTCCCGCTATCATGCAAATGGCTATTACAGATCCATCAGTATTAGTATTTACTGACACATGATGAATAAGAAACAATGCAAAACTAATTAAAACACCTGCTATAAAATTCATTTATTCTCCTAATTAAATTTCAATGCGAGCAGTTTAATCACTTGCTCAGGTGACACACAGGATTACTTAGAAAGAATTTCTAATATTTTATCCATCTTAGATTCCAAAGAATCTACCCGCTGTTCAATTGTCGTGGCCTCAACTTTAGCTTTATTCTTAGACCCTTTGGGTCTGCCTCGCCCTTTCTTAGGCGCTTCAACCTTTGGTTCAGGCTTGGCTTCAGCCTTGGGTGTCTTTATTGACATTAAAATATCTGATGGAACAACTTTGTTGTTGAAGGCGGCTTGCACATCGCCATGAGTCATTCTAGACTTAAGTACTTCTCCGAAGTAATGCCCGATAGCCCCTCTCATCCTCTTATACAAAGTATAACGGGCATCTTGAGAAAGCTGCTGCTTATCAGAGATAAGCTGTGTGTAGTGTGCACACACTGCGTTGAACTGTTTGCCTGTAGCGATTCGGTTTGAGTCGATTGCGTATTCCATATGTACATCTCCTGAGTGTGAGTCAAGGCAACCCGGTGCTGCTTTGACGTTTTCCAATTTGAAGGATCGGAAGCCCGTTGTCAACATCTTTCTGGTGCGCGATCAATCACGGAGGCATTATGCGCGTGTTGACATGCGAAGAAAGCCTGCGTCATGTTGCGTGATGACGCGCATGCGATGGCAAATCTCGGAAGGGATGTCAAGTCTTTTTTGTCACTACTACGTAGTGGTGGGTCGCGCCTACATATGCATACACACGCGAGGGCAAACTTTGGAGGGATTGTAAAGTGAAAATAATTCATAATCATAGATTATGGGGGTCGCGTATGTATATGTATGTGCGCGATTAGCCCAACTTTGGAGGAGCTGTCAAGTATTTTTTAACTACTTTGTAGTTAACTTGAGAAATCTTCATAGTATAGTAATACTATGGTGAGAAAAGCTCATAGGTCTTTGAAATCCTTCAAAGAGTTTTAAAGATACTTTAAAACTTACACGCTAGGAAGTCTCTCTAGAGACTATCAAGCACATTAGAATTACAAAGTAATTACTTTTATTTCTACTTTAAAGGTCTTTAAAGTACTAGGGAGTTGCCTATTAAGTCTCTATAGAGACTTTAAGGTCTGGATCTATTAGATCTTTAGAGTTCTTTGTAGAACTCTAGAGTCTTTGGAGAGGTGGGCAGGAGGCCAGTACCCCCCACCCCCATATATACTAAATGTCATACATTTTCAGAAACTTTGGAGTGTCAAGCAGGTACTTTTAGGCGGGGGTAAGAGACCCATTAACCGGACAAGATCCTATAAGGGTCTTATAGCTTTATGTCCGGTTAGGGCGGGTATTCAAAGATAACTAACCAAACAACATCCTATAGCTTCCTGTTCGGTTAAGGCGGGTCTTTAAAGGTAGATAAATCTCTGTGTCACCAGTAGGACTGATTACGTTAGTATATAGCTGAAATTGCCTTTTGTCAATAGAAAATAATAATAAATAGTACTTGACAACGGTCTAATCAGCCCTATAATAAAGGGCATGAATAAAGAACTTACAGAAAAACAAACCTCTTTCTTAGAACACCTAGTGGAACAAGGGGGTGATCCGAAGAAGGCAGCGGAGTTGGCTGGGTATAATAGTGGTCATTATCAGGTTGTAAAATCTCTTAAAAAAGAAATACTAGACTTAGCTGAAGGAATCCTAGCCCAGTCAGCTCCAAAAGCTGCCCTAAAACTTGTAGAGGTTATGAACTCTGATGTTCCTATCCCTCAAGCTAATATGAGGTTACAAGCAGCACAAACCATCTTAGACCGTGTAGGTTTAGGTAAATCAGATCGTATAGACGTTAACCATAAAACAGAAGGTGGTTTATTTATATTACCTTCTAAGCAAGAGGTTATTATTGATGGAGAATACAAGGAAGCTTAGAGGACATGTACCTTTTGGCTATAAAAAAGAAGAAAAAGAATTAATACCTATCGCCTCTGAATTAGAAGTATTAGAAGAAATAAAAGACCTAGTAAACAATAAAGTAATTAGTCTAAGAGAAGGTTCATCTTGGATTGAACATAAAACAGGTCGTAAGCTATCTTACCAAGGTCTAAAGAATATAATTGATAATGAACGATTGGGACAATAATCCAGATAAATATCTTACCGATAGCGATGGTAATTTTATTTTTAAAAAAGACGGGACTCCTAGGTTAAAAGGAGGAAGGCCCAAAGGCTCTAAAGGTAGAGGCTATACTTATCATAGCCAAACCAAAGCCAAAATGACTGCTAAAAGAACAATAAAAGATAAGCAGAAAAAGATAGCTAAAGTAGAGTCTAAATTACATTCTTATAAAGAGTCTCTTAAAAACACTAAAGAGACTATGAAAAAGCTAGAAAATCCTGATGCTTCTAAAATTACAACACCCGAACAGCTATCAAACACTCCAAAAGCTGTTAAAGAAGAAGCTAAAGATAATGTTATTTTTGCTCCGAACGAAGGGCCTCAAACAGAGTTCCTAGCAGCCGCTGAGACGGACGTATTGTACGGAGGAGCCGCGGGGGGTGGTAAGTCCTACGCTATGCTTGTAGACCCCCTCAGATACGCTCACAGGGCCGCTCATAGGGCCTTAATCATAAGACGCTCAATGCCAGAGCTAAGAGAACTAATAGACAAGTCCAGAGAGCTGTATCCCAAAGCTTTTCCCGGTTGTAAATACCGTGAAGTAGAAAAGCTCTGGAACTTCCCTAGCGGTGCTAAGATAGAGTTTGGCTTCCTTGAAAGAGATGCAGATGTATATCGCTATCAGGGACAAGCATACAGTTGGATAGGCTTTGATGAGATTACTCACCTTCCTACTGAATTCTCTTGGAATTACTTAGCTTCACGACTAAGAACAACAGATAGCGAGATAACGCCTTATATGCGTTGTACTGCTAACCCCGGTGGTGTTGGTGCACACTGGGTAAAGAATAGGTATATACAACCATCAGAACCTGACAAAAGCTTTGTAGGTAAAGATGGATTAACACGTAAGTTTATACCAGCTCGTTTAGAAGACAATCCATTCTTAG